TGAGGTTTACAAGGTTAAAGAAACTGCTACTGGAGCTTCAAAGGTGGTACTCAGAGACGACCAGTTTGATCCACCTGTTGAGATGCTTGAAGAACAGTTCGGAAAATTATCTAGGTCCTTAGAAGTGTTATATGAAGGTGTGCTTATACTAGGTACTGATTATTTACTTCAATGGGAATTAGCTAAAAATATGATGCGACCTAAAAGCGATCATACTAAAGTTAAAATGAACTACAGCATTGTAGCTCCAAGAATGTATAAAGGTAAAATTGAATCTTTAGTAAGCCGTATAACAGGGTTTGCTGATATGATTCAACTTACGCATTTAAAGCTACAGCAAGTATTATCAAGAATAGTACCAGACGGTGTTTATCTTGATGCTGATGGTTTAGCCGAAATTGATTTAGGTAACGGTACTAATTACAACCCGCAGGAAGCTTTAAATATGTTTTTCCAAACAGGCTCTGTGATTGGTAGGTCTTTTACGCAAGAAGGTGATATGAACCCTGGTAAAGTACCTATTCAAGAAATAACTAGTGGTTCTGGCGGAAATAAAATGGCATCTTTAATTCAAACGTATAACTATTATCTGCAAATGATAAGAGATACAACTGGATTAAATGAAGCTAGAGATGGATCAACACCGGATTCTAAAGCGTTAGTTGGTATACAAAAGATTGCAGCAGCAAATTCAAACACAGCTACAAGACATATACTCACTGCTGGTTTATTTTTAACTGCTGACTTAGCCGAATGTCTATCATTGAGAATTTCAGATGTATTAGAGTATTCTCCAACTAGAGATGCGTTTATACAAAAAATAGGTGGACACAACGTGGCAACTCTTGAAGAAATGGGGGATCTTCACTTATACGACTTTGGTATATTTTTAGAGCTTACACCCGATGATGAAGAAAAGCAAATGTTAGAAAACAACATTCAAACGGCTTTATCTGCAGGGTTAATTGATTTAGAAGACGCTATAGATATTAGAGAAATAAGAAACATAAAGTTAGCTAATCAAGTACTAAAGATCAGAAGAAAAAAGAAACTTCAGAGAGATCAAGCTATGCAGCAGCAGAATATTCAAGCTCAAGCTCAGGCTAATGCTCAAGCACAGCAAGTTGCCGCTCAAGCTGAAATACAAAAGAATCAAGTTATTACAGAGCAAAAAGCACAGCTTATGCAAATAGAATCTCAGCTTGATGAAAGAAAAATGCAAATGGAAGTACAATCTAAGATGCAACTGATGCAATTAGAGTTCCAATATAATATGCAAATTAGAGGAATAGACGCTGCAAAAGCCTCTGGTGTTGAAATTGAAAAAGAAGACAGAAAAGACAAAAGAATACAAATGCAAGGAACTCAACAAAGTGAGTTAATTGACCAAAGAAAAAACAATACGCCTCCTAAAAACTTTGAATCGTCAGGAAATGACATAATGGGTGGTGGTTTTAACTTAGGTTCCTTCGAGCCTAAGTAATTATAGTAATAATAATTATATAATATTTTATCATGAAAGAACAAGTAAAAGACGCAACTCCACAAGAAAAAAATCAAGTGGAGGAAGCAAAAGCTCCAATGTCTTACAAAGATGGAGTGATTAAAGTAGACTTAGCGGAATTAAACAAACCAAAAGAAGATGCCGTTCAAGAGCAAAAAACAGATGCAGTGGATGCTAATAAATCAGCCGAAACTAGCAAAGGAGTGGTTGAAAAAGTACCACAACAACAAGAGTCCGTTCAAACTGAAGAGCCAGTTCTTCAAGAAATAACAGATGAAAAGGTTGCGGAACAAGTAGGAGATCTTCAAGAAGATATTCAAGAAGCTATTGCTGAACAGAAATATTCAGGAATTGAATTACCAGAGAATATTCAAAAGGTAGTTGAGTTTATGAATGAAACGGGTGGAAGTCTAGAAGACTATGTAAAACTTAACACAGATTATTCTGCATTAAATGAAGCACAGCTTATAAAGGAATATTACGAAACAACTAAACCTCACTTAGATAAAGAGGACATAGAAATTCTTATGGAAGACTTTTCATACGATGAAGAGTTAGACGAAGAGAAAGATATACGTAAAAAGAAAATTGCTTTTAAAGAAGAAGCTGCTAAAGCAAAGCAACATCTTGAAAAACTTAAAAACAATTATTACGAAGAAATTAAAGCTGGATCAAAATTAAATCCAGAACAACAGAAAGCGGTTGAGTTCTTTAACCGATATAATAAAGAACAAGAGGAAACAACTAAGTTTGCTGAGAATCAAAAAAATGTATTTTTAGAAAGAACCAATAAAGTTTTCAATAATGATTTCAAAGGTTTTGATTATCAAGTTGGAGACAAGAAATATAGGTTCAATGTTAAAAATGCAGAAGAGGTTAAAACAAACCAAAGCGATATTAACAATTTTATCAAGAAGTTCTTGAATGAAAAAAATGAAATATCTGATGCTGCTGGTTATCATAAATCTCTATTTACAGCAATGAATCCTGACGCAGTAGCAAAACACTTTTATGAGCAAGGCAAAGCTGATGCAATAAAAGATAGTATGGCTAAAGCAAAGAACGTTAATATGGACCCGAGAGGGGTTCATGAGACTATAACGGCTCTTAATGGCTGGACTGTGCGATCTGTAAATGGTGTTGATTCTTCTAAATTAAGAGTTAAAATTAGAAAATAAACAAATTTAAAAATTAAAGATTATGGGATTTCCAAGTCCGGGCACAGGTGCTCAATTAAACCATTTAACTCCACGTCCTATTAAAGGATTATTTGGAGACAATTATTTATCAATTACTGATTTAGATTTTACACAACAATTCTTACCAGAAGTATATGAGAAAGAAGTAGAACGTTACGGAAACCGTACAATCTCTGGATTCTTACGTATGGTAGGTGCTGAAATGCCGATGGCTTCAGATGTTATTGTATGGTCTGAACAAGGAAGATTGCATGTTGCTTTTGACGATTGTACTATCGATCAATCAGTAGCTGCAACTAACACAATTACTTTTGTAGCTGATCCTGCTGGAGCTGCTGGAGCTCAAACTGCTACTCAGAAAGCTGGATTATTAGCAACAGGTGCTACTATTAGCATTACAGCTGGATTGAATTCAGTAAAAGCTAGAGTAAGCTCTACTTATACTCCAGGAGACACTACTGTAACTGTTACTCCTTATGGAGCTGCTGATTTAACTGCTTTAGGTTTATCTGCTTTGACAGGTGTTAAAGTTTTCGTATACGGTTCTGAGTATGGAAAAGGATCAGGAGATGTAGGTAATTCTATTGATGCTAAATTCACACAATTTAACAACAAGCCAATTATTCTTAGAGATAAGTATAATGTAAATGGTTCTGACGTTGCACAAATTGGATGGGTTGAAGTAGCAACAGAAGCCGGAACATCTGGTTACTTATGGTACTTAAAATCTGAGCACGAAGCTAGATTACGTTTTGAAGATCAATTAGAAATGTCTATGATCGAAGCTGTTAAAGATGACTCTGGTATTGCTGGAGGAGCTGGAGCTGCTGGGTTTACAGGTTCTGAAGGATTATTCGCTGCTATCGAAGATAGAGGTCTTATTTATAACGATCCAGATTTTGGAGCTGCTGCAACTGCACTAGCACCATTTGGAGGATTAACTGAATTTGATGCTATTTTAGCAGAGCTAGACAAGCAAGGAGCAATCGAAGAGAATATGTTATTCTTAGATCGTTCAACTTCTTTAGCTATTGACAACATGTTAGCACAAGCTAACAACACAGGAGTTGGTGGAACATCTTACGGTGTATTCGAAAACTCTGAAGATATGGCGCTTAACTTAGGCTTTTCTGGTTTCCGTAGAGGATCTTACGATTTCTACAAAACTGACTGGAAATACTTAAACGATTCTACAACTCGTGGATTAGTTAATGACGTATTAGGTGTTGTTGTTCCTGCTGGAGTATCAACTGTTTACGATCAGCAATTAGGTCAAAACATTCAACGACCATTCTTACACGTACGCTACAGAGCTTCTGAAGCTGACGATCGTAAAATGAAGTCTTGGATCACTGGATCTGTTGGTGGTAACTTTACTTCTGCTGTTGATGAAATGAACGTACACTTCCTTTCTGAAAGAGCACTATGTACTCAAGGAGCTAACAACTTTGTATTGTTGAAGAAAACTGTATAAGTTTACTTAATGTAATTCTTACCCTCGTTGTACTGACGGGGGTAATTATTACTTTTTATTAATTATTTAATTTTATTATATCATGGCAAACCAAGCTAAAAAAACCGCGGATAACGTTATTGAAGGTCCGCGCCAAGAAGAAACTGTAAATGTAAATACAGTAAAAGAAGTACCAACTGTTGCAAAAACTGCACCAGCTCAAAATACACCAGTTAAACCAAGCTGGGAAATTAAAGATAGATTATATCTATTAAAAGGCAATAAAAAACCTGTTATTTTTACACTACCAGCAAAACACTCGGCTGTTAGACCTTTGTTATGGTTTAACCCAGAAACTGGAGAACAAAAAGAAATAAGGTATGCTACAAACCAAAACTCACCCTTTGTAGAAGAGCAACAGGGAACGGCTACATTAGGTCGTATTATCTTTAGGGATGGGGCTTTGACAGTTCCAA